GGCTTTGGCGCAGTTGGGTTTGGAAGCCGCACCGGCTGAGGAAGCCGCACCGGCTAAAGAAGAAGCTGCCGAGTGATCGGCGGGAGAGGTGGCATGATTGGGAACGGACACCGTCAATTTACTGCAAACGCTCGGCTTTCCGGTGTGCGCTGCCGTGGGGGCAGCCTGGTTTGGGTGGAAGATCGTTTTCTACGTTTTAAAAGACCTCTCTCGGGAGGTGCGGAACGTATATGATATCGTTGTAAAATTGATTGATCGTTTAAATTTGCATGACAAGCAGACCAACAAACTTTCCCGCGAAATCGCCCAATTACGTTGCGAGGTTGCTGCGCTTTACAGGTGCATGGGAATCAACCCGAAGAAGCCGGTTCGGCGGGAGCGAGATGATTAGGTTGGCGACAATTGTGGGTTTGGGTTTGTTCGCGATCCTGGTGGGTTCCGGGTGTGCTAATTTGAAAGAAATCGACATAGGAATAACAGGATTTGAGGCGGAATATTATCCCGCGCATCCTGACCAGGAGAGTGGCGGCTTTTTCGGTGAGGCGACCAACGTTGTCCGCGCCGTTCCGGTGTCCTATCCACGGTTGATGCCGATGAGCAGGCACAGATGATGACATGGGTGGACGATATAAAGGTGGCGATTGCATCAGTGACGGGGATCGGGAACTGGCTGGTGCAGATGGATATTGTGTTGAAGTTTTTCATTTCGTTGGTGTCGCTGTTATATATCACCAAGAAATGTTCGGACTTATATAAAGGAAAAAGATGAAGAAAAAATTACTATTGGTTGGGGCGTTGTTATTCACGGCGTCGAGCGTTAATGCGGGTGATCTGTTTGGGGCGGCCTGGAAGCCCAAGCCGAGCATCACGCTGTTTGGCCAAACGATCAAGTGGGCGTTGCCGTCGATATGCGTGGGCGCAAAAGCCGGGGTGCTTCCCGATGCGGGGATTTCCCCGGATGGAGTTAACATCAAAATTCCGTATTTGTCGCTGGACTTACCGTTCCCAACGCTAACTGTTAAAGCGGGGGGCAAACAAGCCGAGCTAAAGCTGGGCGCAATTGATAAATCAGAACACAAAGAATAATATGTTAAAGAGCAAAACAGTATGGGCTGCCATCACATCGATAGTTGGTGCGGCGGCGGCAGTAGCGACCGGTGAGGCAACGATTCCCGAGGGACTCCAGATCGGGGTGACGGCTATTCTGGCGATCTTCCTGCGTCACGGGGTTTCCAAGAGCCAGGAGGCCGCTGAGGAGGCCGCAGAGGTGGCGAGCAGCATTCCGGTCGCGCCGAAGAAGAAAGTCGTCAAGCGGGCTATTTAGGAGGCATAGATGGCAGGATTAACCACCACCCAGACGTTCAGCGATGGTGACACGGTAACTGCCGCCAAGCTGAACAATATCGTCTCGAATTGTTCGATTGATGCGGATGCCGTCACCACGGCAAAGATACTCGATGACAACGTAACACTCGGCAAGATGGCGACCGGGTCGGTGGACACCGATCAGTTGGTGGATGACGCGGTTCATAACTCCAAGCTGAACGACATGGGTGCGCGGACGGTCAAGGCGAACGCGACCAACGCGGGTGCCAACCCGACCGATGTCTCGCTGGGCGGAAACAAGTTGCTTGCCGGGACAACCGACTCGATCAATGCAATTAGTTTCACCACCGACCTGGAGATGGATGCGACTGATTCGGCGGCAACGCTGATTCGGGCTGCCGACACGCTGATCAGCGGCAAGTCCACCGTCACGGTGGTACCGGCAAACGACACTGTCCTGGTTTACGATGCGGACGGTTCCGGGAACAAACTCGGGAAGGCGACTGTCACCGACATGATGCAGACGCTTCCCGCTTTGACCACGACCAGTGGGGTGGTTCGCTTGGCGGCCCAGGAACGGGCGATAGACCCAAGCACTGCCGGGACGGTGGACGCTGATGTCATTACGGTCAATCAGAGCGGATCGATGCTGGCGAAAGCCTGGGCGAAGTTGACCTATAATAAAACAGGTACCGATGACACCGGGACGCTGACCGTTAACGCTAGTTTCAACTTGGACGCTCCGACATATAGCTTTTCGAGCAATCGGGGTTTGGTGACTTTTCCGATCACAACGGACTTGGATACCTCAGTGACAGATTACTGCATAATTGTAAACGCTCACTATATAGACGGAAGCACCCCGAAGGCTTGCGTTTGTGAAGTAACTGGCGACACAAGTTCATCTTTTATTGTTCAGTTTAGAGATTATGCTGGTGGGATAAAAAATCCCGCTCAGATCAATTTGGTTATTTTCGCATGACGCTCACCGACATCGCAACGTATGTCTGCAATCTGGTCAACAAAACGGATGACACATCCAAGACCCGGTGCAAAGAGTTTGTGCGTCAGCACCATGAGAACGTCATCAACTCGGCGTTGTGGCGTGAGACGTTGGACGTTGAGCAGACCACGCTGCCGTTCGACGGTCGGCTAACCCAAATCATCCTCGATAATGGCGGCTCGGGATACACCTCCACACCCACGATTGGCTTTACTGGTGGTGGTGGCAGCAGTGCTTCTGCTGATTGTGAGATTGGCGGAGGAGCGGTTACAAAAATTTACATCCAGAACCCGGGGATCGATTACACCTCCGCGCCGACCGTGACGTTTACCGGGGGTGCGGGAACCGGGGCGACTGCCACCGCGATTGCGGACTCCTGGGCGGACGAGATGGTCTGTCCGCAACAATTCGAGACGATTCTTGGCGTGAGTTACAACCAGGCGAACCTATTGCCGACCCAGTTGATCACGCAGTTCATGACCAACCCGGACAGTTTCAAGACCGATGCGGACTCTGCTCAGTTTAGCGTTATTGATAGTTCAGGCATCAATTTTGATCCTGCTTATGGTGCTATTGAGTTTATGTCCTCGGACAGTTCGGACAACGGTAAGCAGATCACGATTGTTGGCGAATTATCGGGACAGGAACTGACGTTGCAGAAAGAGACCGTGACGTTGGCGAGTTCGGTTCTAACCACCGAGTCCTGGTCGGCGGTTCACAGTCTCTCGAAGGAAACGACCACCGGATATGTGCAGGTGCGGAATCCATCCGTTACAAGCGACTACTTCTTTTGGCCCGAGTGGGAGAACGTCAGCAAATTTCAGAGAGTAAAGTTCTTCGACCGACCGAAGTACGATGCGAGCAGTCCGGTTAATTTGTATGTGGTGGGCAAGAAGAAGATTCGCCCGATGGTCAGCGATTACGACACCCCGATGGTCAGCGGGATCGACAACGTGCTGATTCACTTTGCGACCGGCGACATGTTGAAGCGGTCGAGGCAATTCGGCAAGGCGCAGCTTGAGATTCAGCAGGCAAACAGTCTGATGCAGGTGGCGCGTGACCAGGAGAACAACCAGAGCGCGAAGGAAGTCAGACTCATCCCGGATGTGTACGGCATGGGCTATCCTCGAAATGACTTCGGATTTTAAATGCCTGTTTACTATAACGATGGACTCGACGATGCGGTTCAGTACGACCGTCAGGCGAGTTTCGTTGGTGGGCAGATAAGCAACTTCCGCGAGAACCTCCTCAACGAGAGCCAGGCGGAATCTCTCAAAGACCTGGACGCGGAGAAGAACGGTGTGCTGAAGACCCGGCACGGTTTCCATCGGTTTGGCGATTTACTAGGAACGGTTACGGGAACGGCTTCCGAAAAAACGAACACCCAAGGACTCGCCTATTTCGACACAGACGCAAAAGAGCAGTTGATTGCGTTTGTTAACGGAAGAATTTATGTAATCGACTCCGGTGAAACAGTTGCCACGGTTGATTCCGAAAGCCAAAGAGTGAACAGCACCACCGCGCAGGTGGATTTCTGCCAGGTTGCGGACAAGTTGTTTTACGCTTCCCACTCGGGGAACGACAAGATCGGCCAGGTGACCTGGTCGGGTTCCGCGTGGGTGGTGAAGGAGGCAGGCGGGACGAGTCCGACGAACAGCAAATTTCTAACGAACAACGGTTATCGCATATTTGCCTATCAACCGAGCGACGATCAGATTTATGTGAGTGATCTTCTCCCGGACGTTACGTCAACCGGGGTGACTGATATTTTCAACACCTCAACGAATCTTCCGTTTAAGGTCGGCCTCGGAGACCCGGTCACCGGCATGGCGAGTTGGGTGGGGTTCAAC